TTTTTTTACTTCGTCATTTGCCCCAATCCTGCGCCGATAATTAAAAAGCAAACGCAGAAAAAAACGAAATTCATAATTAAGCCGTTTTCTTTTAGAACGGTAAAAAACTTATCCATGATATACCCCCTCTCTTGAACGCTGTTTAGGTTACAGCGTTTTATTTTTGCTTGTATATAGTAATTGTCCTAAAAGTATTTTGAAACGATTACAGGGCAAATATGAGCGTCATTCTTTTCCTGTTGACCCAAAACCGCCCTTGCGGACTTCGTTTGTATCGTCGCTATCACATACAGCATATTTAACAAAAATGCCTTGCATAATTCGTTCACCTTTTTTAAAGCTCACGATTTCATCACTGTTATTTTGTAGGCAAATGCCTATATTTCCGTCGTTGTCGGGATTGGAAAAATAATCGGCGTCAATAATTCCTGTCCCATTCGCTAGTGTTACATGCTGTTTAATGCCTATTGAGCTGCGAATATATAGCATTAATACTTCATCATCAGGCATAAACGCTTTAACGTTTGTTGGAATAATAGCCGATACGCTGCGGGGATTTAAGCGCACATCACAGGGTAGCACGAAGTCATAACCTGCGCTTTTTGCTGTTTTCCTTTTCGGCAGCACTGTATCGGCAGGGGCATTTTTTACGGGGTAAAATTTGCGGGAAACTTTTTCTTCTTCTAAAATTCCGAATTTTACCGGGGCTTCAATCTGATTAGAATTTTCCATGTTATTACCTTTCATTATTTCATTTATTTTGTTTTGAAAAAATTTGCTTGGATTATCTATGATTATTTTTTCGCCATTTGTCAATCTAATAATAACTTTTATCACGTTATTTTTCAAGTTTCGCGTTTCTGTAACGTTAGTTATGTTTCTTATTTGATTAATGTTTTGAATTATTTTTAAAGCTCTGTTCTCTGCTTTTATCTGCTCTCGGTAGGATTGTTTAAATTGGTTATCAAAAAAAGATTTAAAATTATTGCCGCTAGATGTTTGGTCAATAACTTTTCTGATCGATATATAGTCTTTTGGTATTCGGCATTTCGTGATTATTTCCTCGGCTGCTTTTGCAGCTTCTATATCACTGCTATATTTACAACATTTTCCTCTCAATAAGCAACACCGCGGTTTAAGCTTGCTGTTTTGTTTAACTATTTCGCCCATGTAATACCCTTTTGTTTCGATTTCAATGTAATAAAAACTCACAACTTCAACTCCTTTGATGTGTCACATAACTTTGTACGCTTTCAAGTTTTTCATCTGTTATACCTTCTATCTCTGATGATTAAATCCATATCTAGGCTATCCAGCAGCTTTATTAAATCGTTAATGTTGACAAAACCTCTTTTAAAACGGTCGTGCAATCCTGTTTCATTGATATTCATTTCTGCTGCAACTTCTTTTAAATACCTCTTGTCCCTGCGTACCAGCCTTCTGACCCATGTCTTAAACGCTGCCGGGTCAGCTAATTTCTCGGCAGCGTTCCATTCTTTCAGTGTTGGTTTTTCAAACTTCACTTTATCACCTGCCTACTTTCTTTTTTCATTTCTTTCATTAAGGGTCTATTCATATGTTTCAACTCCTATTTTGGGGACTTTAAAACTCCTATTTTGTATCCATAAATTACTGTTACTACTATAATCGTGAGGAAAAAGAGTATGCGGCGTTCTGCCGTTGTACAAATACTTTCTTTGCCATTTTAATTTTTTCATAATACTGCCCCTTTATTTTTGTTTTTCCTTACCTCTTGCTTATATTATAGCCCCCCTTCGTCCTGTTGTCAAGTATTTTTTGAAAAATCGCAAAATAAAAAAAGCAGGGCAAACGCCCTGCTTACTGGTATTAATGGGGTAGTTTTTTATAACATTCTATGCACAGAAGCCCTTTTTCCTGCTGCCTTTTCCCGCATTGAGTGCATAGCCCGGCAGCTTTGAGTTTTTCCCGCCGCTGCTTTGCATATTCAAGCCGCTGCGCCTTGTGTGCGTGATAGTAGGCATAATAATACTTTTCGCACTCTTTACAATGCAGCTTGCCTGCTACAGCTTTACGCTTATAACATCTTGGGCAGTATCCTTCCGCTTTCAATTCCTCACGGTAGGCTTTCGCCTTTTCTGCTTTATTCATGTCAATTCACTTCACTTTGTTTTTTTCTTAATAATCTAAAACGTTTGGAGTTACGCCGTTTATGCTTGCAGAGTAGGACATTATAATCTGAACATTCGTAGTAATTTCACCCTCTGGTGCATCTCCTGCACATGAACTTACCCATT